GAGTCATACTATATTAGAAATGCAGGTAGATTTAGACCTAGAAGGGTTTGAAGACACTAATGCTTCTGGAGAAAAAACAGGTATAGCCATACCTTATGTTGTCACAATAGATTATCCGAGTGGAATCATACTTAGTATTCGTAGGAACTATTACGAAGATGATGCAAACAAATTAAGAAGAATGCACTTTGTTCATTATCAATACCTACCAGGTTTAGGATTTTATGGGTTTGGTTTGATACATATGGTTGGTGGTTTAGCTAAATCAGCTACATCAATACTAAGACAGCTTGTAGATGCAGGAACATTATCTAATCTCCCTGGTGGATTAAAAGCTAGAGGACTTAGAATAAAAGGTGATGATACTCCTATCATGCCTGGAGAATTTAGAGATGTTGATGTTCCAGGTGGTGCTATTAGAGATAATATAACTTTCTTACCTTACAAAGAGCCGTCAGGAACTTTATATCAGTTACTACAAAACATAGTAGAAGAAGGTAGAAGGTTTGCCAGTATATCTGATATGAAGATATCTGATATGAATAACCAAGCTCCAGTAGGAACAACACTAGCATTACTAGAACGTAATCAAAAGGTTATGAGTGCAGTACAAGCTAGGCTTCATGCTTCTATGAGAAAAGAGTTTGATATTCTTGTAGGTATTGTTAAAGACTTTACAGAGCCTTCTTATCCTTATGAAATGGATGAAGAAGAGTTTATTAAAGCTTCTGATTTTGATAATAGAGTAGATGTATTACCTGTATCTGATCCGAATGCAGCTACTATGGCTCAAAGAATTATGCAGTATCAAGCTGCTATGCAATTGGCACAATCATCTCCTGATATGTACGATATGCCTGAACTGCATAGACAGATGTTAGAGGTATTAGGTATAGAAGATGTAGATGCTATCATTCCTGATTCAGATGACATTAAAGCAGTTGATCCTGTTACAGCAGTACAAAATCTAATTAATGGTAAACCTGTCAAAGCATTTATAGAACAAGATCACGAAGCACATATAGCAACTGTAGCTTCTGCACAACAAAATCCTGAGATTATGGAAGTTGTGCAACAAAGTCCTAAAGCACCTATGATACTTGCAGCAGCATCTGATTATGTTAATCAACATCTTACTATGCAATTTAGAAAACAAGTTGAACAAGAAATGGGTGTTGAGCTTCCACCAGAAGGTGAGCCTTTACCAGCAGATGTAGAGAAGCGTATATCAGCCCTTGTAGCTGAAGCAGCACAAAGAGTTCTTGGAACATCTCAACAAAGAGCTGAACAAGAAAGAATAGAACAAGAAAGACAAGACCCACTCATTCAAATGAAAGAAAGAGAAGTTGCTATTAAAGAGGGTGAGTTACAACGTAAAGCACAAGAGGGTCAAGCTAAGATTCAACTAGAAGCAGCAAAAGCAGCCAATAGAGATGAAATAGAACGTGAAAGAATATCCACACAAGCAGAGATTGCTGGAGCTAGAATAGGACAGCAAACTGCTAGCGATTTGCTAGAAAATGCTCAAGATAATAAAAAACAAGCTTTAGAAGAATATAAACTTGGTCTTGACATGGCAAAAGATATAGTGAAAGATATCACTAAGAATGAATAATGATATCACTCAGCTATCACTCTCAGAACATCTGAAGATAAAGCTGCGTGAGATTATGAATGAACACGCTGATCATATAGCTTCTGGTTCTTGTAAAGATTATAACGAGTATCAGAAAATGACTGGCATTATCGAGGGTTTAGCCCTTGCAGAACGAGAACTCCTAGATTATGTCGAAAGAGTTCTTAAACAATAGGAACTCGACTCCTTTAAGTCGTGCAACATATGAGTAAAGCAGAAGTAAAAGTACCTGAACCAGAAAGTGTAAAAGCTCCTGATATAAGTGCAGATACTAAGTCTCAACTACCAGAACCCGCAGGTTGGAGAATATTAGTAGCTATGCCTAGAGCAGAAGAAAAAACTGATGGTGGTATTGTTAAAGCCTCCCAAACTATAAAAGACGAAGAAGTAAGTAATATTTGCGGATACGTTATGAAGTTAGGACCAGAATGCTACAACGACACTAAAAGATTTCCGAGTGGACCTTGGTGTAAAGTTGGCGACTGGGTGGTGTTTCGTGGTTACTCAGGCACTCGCATGAAAATGTATGGACAAGAGTTTCGCTTAATTAATGACGATACTGTGGAAGCAGTCGTTGATGATCCTACAGGAGTAGTTAGAGCATGAGTGAAACCGAAATAATAAACGAAGAACCAAACATTCCAGAAACAGTTCCTCAAACAACAGAGGAAAAATTTTTTGGTAAACAAACAGAAATAGACAGCCAAGTACCTGAAGGCTTAGAAGTAGAGGTTGTTGACGATACTCCCGCAGAAGATCGCAGACCTGCTAAAGCAGAAGATACATCACCAGATGTTGATGATGAAACTGTAGATAAAGAAATTGCTGATTACAGCAAAAGAGCTGGTGAAAGAATAGCAAAAATTAAATACGAGTATCACGAAGAACGTAGAGCTAAAGAAGCAGCTACTAGAGAATCACAAGAAGCAATAAAACGCTTACAAACTTTGATGTCAGAAAACCAAAGGCTACAAGCTATGGTAGATCAAGGTGGAGAAGTTTTAAATAAACAAGCACATAACAACGCTTTGTGGGCTAAACAGAATGCACAAGAAGCATTTAAGAAAGCTTACGAAGAAGGCAATGCTGAAGAAATGACAAAGGCTCAAGAGTTATTGTCAAAAGCTACATTAGCTGAACAACAATCAACTAGTATGGCAGCCAACCTTCAGCAACAGATTGCACAGAATTTACCGCAGCCAGAAGTACAAGCTGCACAACCTGATCCTGATATGCAAGCATGGGCACAAAAGAATCCTTGGTTTATGGGTAGCGAACCTGTTCATAAAGAAATGACTTCTTATGCTATGTATGTAGATCAGAGTTTACAAGCTAAAGGAATTGATCCAGCTAGTAAGTCAGAAGAATATTACAATGAAGTTGATAACGCTATGCGTCAACAATTTCCAACCTTTTTCGGTGTAACTGCAACTCCAGAGGTAGAAGTATCTCAAGAAGAAGAAGCACCAAAACGACAACCATCAACAGTTGTTGCATCCGCAACGAGGGATAGCGGAAACAAAAAACCCACGCAAATACGTCTTACTCAGACACAAGTTAAGCTAGCTCGCCAACTTGGAATTAGTCCTGAGCAATACGCAAATCAATTATTGAAGGAGGCTTAAATGTCAGAAGAAAACAATAACACTAATGAAGTGGAGGCAGTTTCAACTGATACTCCTGTAGACCAAGAGCGTACCCCTAGGGGAACAGATAGCCGAGAGGCTACCCAACACACACAAGATTGGGAAAATGTGTCAAACCTACCTACACCCGCACCACAAGAAGGCTGGGTATTTAGGTATATTAGAACTGCCCTTTTAGGTCAGTCTGATAATCCTAATGTATCAAGACGCTTTCGTGAGGGATGGATACCATGTGAATTACAAGATCATCCTGAACTTCAAATTCATATGATGGATCATGGCTCAGAGTGGGCAAAGAAAGGTAATGTAGAAATAGGTGGACAATTATTGTGCAAGATGCCAGCAGAAAAAGCGAAAGCTAGAGATGAACACTTTGCTAATTTAGCGAAGTCTCAACTTGAGTCTGTTGATAATGTGTACTTTAAAGATCAGGATGGAAGAATGGCGACCAAACAAGTGTTTGAGCGTAATTCAAAAACAACTTTTGGCAAAGATTCTTAGGAGTCTTTAATAATTAATTTAATATAAGGAGACAATTATGGCTTCAAGTGCAACTCCTCACGGAGCTAGACCTGTTGGAACAATTGTTGGAAGCCCTTATCAAGGAAAAGTAACTCACTACAAAATTAAAAATGCTTTTGGCACATCCATATTTTATGGAGATTTTGTAAAGTGGGCTGATGATAACCCTAATACTACTATCCAAAAGGATACTGGTACTACGGCTTGCACACCTATTGGTGTTTTTCTTGGTTGTGCTTACACAGACCCTACAACTGGTCAATTCACACCAAATCAATATTTCCCAGCTTCAACTGCTGCGGATGATATTGTTGCGTATGTTGCTACAGACCCTTTCATACTTATGCAGATGCAATCAGACGAAGCTCTTACTCAAGATGATCTTGGTAAAAACTTTGCGGTTGTTCAAACTGCTGGAAGTACAGCAATCGGTACAAGCAAAAATGCAGTAGACGGAAGTACAGCAGCTACT